CAAAACCAAACGATCCGAATATTGAAGCAGGCAAAGAATATTTGCGGCGCATACTTGGTATGCCCGCCCCGTCCGTACGGGTTGAAGAACCAGGACAAAAAGGTGCAAAAACTGGAGAAAAGACGTATCGTATAGAAATAATAAGCGCTGAATAGTATGTCCAACCAAGAAGTACGTATCCGCTGGGCACAGACTAAGCCGCAAAGGCTTGCGTGGGCGTACCTCATGGACAAGGTCACAACAGATTTACTTTTTGGCGGCGGCGCGGGCGGCGGTAAAACACGTTTAGGTTGTAGCTTTCTCATTTTGCAGTCTTTGCGCTATCCAGGTACGCGCTGGCTACTTGGACGTAATAAACTAAACATATTGCGCCAAACTTCGCTGGTGACTTTTTTTGATATTTGTCGCGAGTGGGAAATCCAGCCCGAAGACGATTTTCATTACAATAAATCGCACAATATTATTTACTGGGCCAACGGCTCAGAAATTCTTTTAAAAGACCTTTTTTATTACCCAAGCGATCCAAATTTTGATCGTCTCGGTTCGCTCGAGCTCACAGGGGCTTTTATCGATGAGATCAACCAGGTACACAAGATTGCGAAAGAAACTGTGGCCTCTCGTATGCGCTACAAGCTCGACGAAAATAATCTGATACCAAAACTTTTGGGGAGTTGTAACCCCGACAAAAATTACGTCTACAGTGATTATTATGACCCATACCGCAAGGGCACTTTGCCAAACTATCGCAAGTTCGTGCAGGCTCTTCTTTCGACCAACCCTTTTGCGTCAAAATACTACCAGACACAGCTAAGTCGCTTGAGTGATGACAACCAACGTGAGCGCCTTTTAGAGGGAAACTGGGACTACGACGCTGACCCCGCAGTGCTTTTTGACTCTATTACGATCAACGATGTTCTCGCAAATATCGTTGATGATGACCCTGATGCAGTACCACGCCCAAGTATGTATGTTAGCGTCGACGTTGCTCGCGGTGGCTCGGATTCGACGGTAATTCGTATTTGGCGCGGGCTACAGAGTATCAGGACAATTCGTTATCGTGGCAAAGATACGGCATACACTGTCAAAGAGCTCGAGAGGATTGAACGCGAGTATAAAGTGCGGCGCAGTCATTTTGTGGTAGACGAAAACGGTATTGGTGGTGGCGTTGTGGACAATTTCAAAGGTTGCTATGGTTTTGTATCGCAGGCTCGCCCTATCGAGACTGATGAAGAGCGCCAAAATTCTGAGTATCGAAAATCGTACGGGAGTTTGCGCGCGCAGTGTTTTTTCAAGCTCGCTCAGCTCATGAAAAATATGGAGATTGGTATTACGGTAGATGATGAAGAAGAAGCAGAGCGCATTAAACGCGAGCTCGAAGTGACAAAACAGCTCAACATGTACGACGACACAAAAAAGCGTGACGTGACGCATAAGCCAGAACTTAAAAGCATTCTTGGTCGCTCGCCAGATGATGCCGATACGTTGATGATGCGTATGGTTTTTGAGTTGGGAGAGAAAACAGTATACAATATGACAGAAGAACAGGCCGCGAAGTCTGAAACGATTGCTGGTTCATTACTCACTCTCAAATTTTAAATATGCCGTCACTTAATAACCCGCAAAGTTCCGAGGAACTCGACAGGTCACAAAATAATGCAGCGCTCCTCTCTGGATTGAAGACTATTACCGACACTCTCGGTGATTCTGGGACACGTCGTTTTTCTGGTTTTTTTTCTGAAGAGCCAAACGTACAATGGCGCGATGACCAGCGTATTACCAACGTAGAAGAGATGCGTCGCACTGACGGAACGGTTAAGGCTGTGCTCAATGCGATTAAAGCACCGATACTTTCGGTCGATTGGGATATTGAGGGCAACGACGAAAAAATTGTTAAATTTGTTAAAAGCAATTTGTTCGGGATGCGGAGAACGTGGAGAGATTTTCTTCGTGAAGCGTTTGCGTACCTCGATTTTGGGTATTATGTTTTCGAGCTTATTTTTGAGAAAAAAGGTTCAAAGTTTATTTTAATCGATCTACAACCACGTATTCCTCGTTCAATCTTCAAGTGGCGGGCTCAAGATGAGAATGGCAAAGAAATACCAGGCATTACACAGATGCTCCAGACTGATGAAGTAGAAAGCACAACGGTGTACATACCCATGCAAAAATTATTGGTACTGACGAACGATAAAGAGGGTGACGATGTTACGGGTCAATCAATCCTACGTCCAGGCTGGAAACACTATAAAATGAAAGACGTGCTCGAACGTGTCCAGGCTATTGCGGCTGAGCGCTATGGTGTAGGTATCCCTGTTATTACGTTGCCCAAGAATTTTGGTCCTGATGAGAAAGCAAAAGCCGAGGAACTCGGCCGAAATGTCCGCAGTAACGAAAAAAATTATATTGTGCTACCGTCGGAGGAGTGGAAATTCATGATTGCAACGCCAACAGGCAACCCACAAGGCCAAAGCATTGAAAGCGCAATCAAACACCACTCTAACTCAATCCTCATTTCGATCCTTGCCACATTTCTTGGACTTGGTACGAATGATACGGGTAGTATGGCGCTCTCGCGCGATCAGTCGAGTTTTTTCTTGAAGCATGTGGAAGACAAATGCTCGTATTTTGCTGAGCAGATTACAGAACAGGTAATTCGCCGCCTCGTCTACATAAACTTCGGTCCAGAGGCAGAAATCCCGAAACTCAAATTCGCCCCACTTGGTGATATTGATTTTGGACAAATGGCTACAACGCTCAAGACGCTGAATGAATCAGAACTTATCGAGGCTACACCGAAACTCAAACAGTTTGTTGCTAGAGTGTTCAAATTGCCTGAAATAACCGACGAAGAGAAAGAAGCGCTCGAAGAGGCCGACATGGAAGCTAAAATGCAAGAGATTGACCAAGCCTCACAACAGGACGAATACTCTTTTATTGACCAGCCAGACCAGGGGGACGCGCTAGACACTACAGCGCCCGAAGATCAGGCTACAGATGGTGAGGTAGCGCAAGAAGAAGATAACCAACCCGCTTAGTATGGGCAAACCTTTATCAGAAGAAACCAAGAAAAAAATATCTGAGGCACTAACCAAGAACGGGCCAAAAAAACCAATTGGTAGTACCTCATTTTCTGGTACACGCTCACCCGAGGCTGACTTGCTGTATCGTCAATATATTGATGCAAGCAATACGATAAACGGAATACGCAACCAGCAAAAACAGCTCGCCGCGCAGGCCAAGAGTCTCGGACGCAAAAAAGCGTCAAAAGGGCAGCGTGCCGCCTTGCAGGCGAAAATCAAAGCTCTGGCCGAAAAAGCCAAGGCAGCAATTAAGCAGCGCCAAGAGGTAGTGCGACAGGCGACACTACAGCGCAGACTTAAAAATTTAAAAAATACCGAAACCAAAGCAGCTCTACGCAATAATGAAATCAATCGTTTACGATCCGAAGTGCAAGGCGCCTCCGTGACCAGCAAAAACAAAGACCGTACTAAGCGTATGGCAGATCGACTCAAAACTCTCGATAAAATGGATAAGCGACAAGATGAGATTGTTGCAACTGCTAAAAGCAAGGCGGTTGAGTACCAAAGCGCTTATATGCGCGGCGAAACAAGCAGTCGAGCGTTTTCTTTTTCGGAAAATCATAGTCGTGGCTTTATCATGCTTAATGACGTTGATTTTAGGCCGTTTCGCGATCTTACCTACGCTGAGAAACGCGTAAATTTTGCTCGTCTTAATGACGAGTTTAACACCCTTGAAAATCAAATTCGCCAAGAATTGCAAGCACAGGTGTCTGGTGCTATCGCCGGGTTCAATCAGGCGGTCGACGATAAAATAAATGCTGGAGAAATAGCCGCTATCGCCGCCCTGTATTTCTTGCTCCGTGGCAGCGTAAAAAAGACTTTGAACGATGCAGCCAAAAAAGCTTATGAGGCTGGTAAAATTTCCGCAGTTGCTGAGTTTAATGGTGTTTCTCAACCTGAAAACCAAAATATTCCACCAGGCACGACTGCTGTACTCCCGGCTGGGACAAAAAAAGTACAAGTACCGCCGACGTCTGCTCAGCAAACGCAGTTGCTTAGTCTTGAGACTGACCAAAACGCTGAAACGATGATAAGCAGTATCGAGAATGCAGGGAAACAAACCATAGCGCAGGGCATTGCAGCGGGCGCAGCTACAGCGGCGATCGTTGCCGCCGCAAGTGCGGAGATGCACAAGAAAGCGAACAAGGTAGTTGAGTCTATTGCAAGCTCAACAGTCGCCACTAATATCGCGCGTGGGCGCACAGAAGTATTCGCCGCGAATGGGGCGAAGATCTACGCGTACATGCGCACAGAGATTCTTGATGCGGTGACATGTAATGTATGTATTTCTATCGATCAAAAAATAATTGCTCCAGATGATCCGATGCGTACGCTCGATCAAGTCCATACGTATTGCCGTGGTGAATGGGTGCCTATTTTCCACGATGACCCAATTAAGCCAGAGATAACAGGCATACCAGCCAACGTTTCAAAAACTTTCGATAAAATTGATGGGAGGCCCGTTACAAACGCATTTACTCAACTAAAACGCCCTATCGTATGAAAGAGCTACTTTCGCCTTTGTACTGCTCGCTCTGCCATAAAAAACTTGCTTTCTATACTGTTTTGAATGGAACGGTTGAGATAAAGTGCCGCATGACGTCTTGCCGAGCCCTGAACCGAATTTCATGCGAAAACGGAATTTGTAAACAAACATTTTTAGTTGAACCGGCATATTTATTAGCTGTGGATAACTCAGAAAAATTGAAAGTCTAAAATCATGGTATCGTTATAGTACTCAAGCTCACTCTATAATCTTGAATTATGGCCATCAAACTCACGAACAAACAGGTCGTTGCTAAGCTCGATGACGCACAGCTTATTGCACTCGCTGAAAAATACAGTATGGGTCTTAATGACAAACTTCCTCGAGCAGAATGTAATGCTTTTGTGCTTGCTTTTTGCAAAGACAATAACATTGACCTTACTATTCACCTCACAGAAAAATCAAAAAAAGAACTTGACGAGGAGGCGAAAAAATCTGATGAGAAGGAACAGGAAAACGCTAAAGTGGTAGCAGCTGATGGTGAGTTACTGGTATATCTCAAGAACTCGATCAAATTCCGTGGTGAACGACACGAACGCGGTGAAAAAATCTCAGTTACCCCGCAAGAAAAAGCATACCTTAAACGTATCGGAGTCATAGACTTCCCGCCACGTACGGAAGACGAACTGTAAAAAACTACTCAAGAACTCTTAAAGAGTCACGACCATAAAACGTGACTCTTTTTGTTATGAAAACATTTCGCTATCTATCCGCCATCCACCTGACCGAGGGGGTCGCGACCTCAGATGTTGAGGTACTTCGTGTCGGGAAAATCTTCGATCGTGACCTTGAAATTACAGGGGCAATGCTCGAGGATTATGTGCGCAATTTTAAAGATAATGTGTACGGAGTGCCACTTCAGGTCAATCTAGGGCACCAAAGAGAGGGGGAAGCAGCTGGATGGATTGAGGACTTGTTTCTCTCTCCAACAGGCGAAAGCCTGATGATGAGAGTTAATTGGACAGAATTAGGAAGAGAGAAAATCATGAAGAAACTTTATAAATTTGTTTCTGCTGAGCTACAGTTGCACTTTCCGCGGCATACTGACGGTAAGCTCATAGATAACGTATTTATCGGTGCAGCGTTGACCAATACCCCCGCGATGAAAGATCAAACGCCCGTGGGACTTACAGAAGAATTAAATTCATTATTTATTAAGCGTAACACCAATATGTTCGCAAAATTACTCACTGAATACAGTAAACGCGCCTTTTTAAGCGCAGAGGATAAATTGCTCGTAAAAAATCTCTTGTCTGAGCTCTCGCCCGAAGAACAGGAGAAGCACAAAGATGAGATTAGCAACATTGAAGCCAAACCAGAGGAAGCAGTAGAGACCGAAGAAGAAACTGATGAAGAAATCGAAAGCGAGGAAGACGAGGTTGCAACTGTAGAGGGAGGCACAGAAAAAACCGAGGAAGAAAAACTTGCAGAAAAAA